CTTCTGTGGCAATTTTTAACGCACCCGTTCCAGATTGCTGAATGAATGAATTACTACCATCGTGGTAGAGTTGCATATCACTACCAGCCCCAAACTTGAACTTGTCTGAGTCTGGAATTAGCAGATCGCCATTAGCATCAACTGTAACAGCCTTTGAAGCTTGGGAAGTTCCAAGAGTTGCAACATCCACATAATTCAGCTCTGCCGCTGAACTTGTTACAATCGTCCCACCAAGCTTCAGCCCATTCGTCCCATCGTGTGAAGCTATGTCAAAATCATAAGCACCATCTATAACTGAAACATCTGTGGTTGAAATCTTGAGTGGTGTAGCTGTTCCATCTCCGTCATAAACTGCTGTTAATGTTGAAGTTAGACCACCATCGTCTGAGATGTGGAGTAACTGCCCATAGGAATCAGCAATCCTTATATTAGTTAAGGTTGTCCTTGCCGCCATCGTTTACTCCTTAGTCTTTTTGGATAGTTACTTTCATTCTCAGTACAGTTGTTGCACTTGCAACATAATTTGAACCACTTCTATTGATTGCTGATGCGTAAATACTTGAACTGGCGGTTGCACTATGAATACCTAAATCAATACCAGTTTTACTTGCTAAACTTGAATCAGCTAAATCAGTATAATCTCCAGCTACAATTTTGACTACACCTAACATATTGACCAATGCTGAGTCTAAGTCTGCAACATCCTCACCAACTGCCTTGCCTTCATCTTGAGTTATTGAAGTATTTACTGAACTAAATACAATATCCATCGCTGGAGAAGTAACTGTTTGGTCAAGAATCGTTATAGATTTAATTAATCCTGAACCACCAGTTACAGAGGTTGCAAAAGGTATTTCAATTGCCTGAGCAAACACTTTATTGTCCCCGATTGTTTCTGCATCTGTTGTTAACGTAACCGTAATTACATCTAAATCCCTTGTATTGAGTTTCTCTTGGACTGATAGTCCGTGGATGTCTGTCTGTGCCATTTTTCTACCTCTCTAAAGTATGACCAACTGCGAACGAGCCATTCGTTACAATTATTTTTTCTTAGCTTTTCGCTTGGCAGGTTTCTTGAAGGGCGACCAATCTTCTCGACCTTTGACCCTTGTCCAACCCTGTTCCTCAAGCCTTTCTTTCTGGTCGGGATGCTTTTTGAAGTCTCCTTCCCAAATCTTTCCCTGTGTAGGGTGTTTCCAAAATTCCATTTCTATCTCCTTCTAATGTTGAGGGGGAGCCTAACCCTAAATTTGACTCGTGGGGTATCAGACCCCCCTTCGAACATTATTTCAATAAGCAGATTAGTCTACATTCAAGAACCTGACTCCCCTGATATTATCAGAGTCATCAAGAATCTTAGCACCGTAAATGGTATCCGCTACAACCTTTGTGCCGAGGGCATCAACTGAATATTCGGACTGTACCCGAACATCCCGTTGCATCGCAAACGCACAAGCTGACCTATGAAAAATCCCACCGGGGACTGTTGAAGATGACCCGGCTGTGCTTACAGTGTTACTCATAAACACTTGGATTCCATAAAGTGAACCAACTTTCCCATTATTGAGACCACTACCATCGCCTGAAGCATCACTTCTAATGAAGTATTGAGAAAGACCAGCCGAGGGATTCATAATATCCGCAAATAAAGTAGGATTGACTACCATATAGCAGTCTCCATCCATATAAGGAACATCATTCTCTCCCAGCGTAGCAAGTGTTGACTCAAAAACTGCGGCTGTCAGGGTGTCATCAGCACTCAAAGCCTGAGTCTGATTGCAACCATCGAGTTCAGCCCAGATGTCAGCATCTACCTGTCTCGCAAGTGCTTCACCAAACATCCGAACATATTTCGACATCAAATCGTAGGACGATTGGACTTCGAGTAAATCTTCGAACAGTTTAGCGGCGTAGTAATGTTTGTCCACTGACATATCTGTCGTGGTTGAAGCAGTAGCATCGTAACTAACATCCGATCCAGCAGATTTCGCTGTCGCACTTATTACACCGATTTCTGGAACGTGGATTGTATCACCTGACCCGCTAACGAGTGCAGAGTAGTCATCCACAAGATTCCTGAATACAGTCTTTCGCTCAAAGAACTTGTAAATTCCCTCAGCCCAGACCTCCGGCACAAATACGGCATCGGTACTAGTCGTACTAGGGCTACCTTGATAATGTTTAGCCATTATTTATACTCCTAACTGAACCTCTGCCTAACAATATCATTCCAATTCTTTCGCTTCTGCTTAACGGTATCTTGGTCACTATCGTCCCATATATCACCCTTAAAAGGCTTACCCTGAGAAACGCCAGACTTGGCTGTGTTTGTCTTAACGGCTTTGGTTCTGTTCAAACTATCATTATGCCGTTCCAAATTTTCCAACGGCATATCACCATAAATCTCCTTGTCCTCGTCCGACCAGTTTGACATAATCTGTTCACGGCGACCTGCAAAGTACTCATCAGCTTTGACGGATTTCGCCTCTGCTGTTTTCCGAAGCTCGACCTCTTTTTCGTAGAGTTCTTTGAACTCGCCCTTCTCAGCCTTGATCTTGGCTTCACGTTCTTCCTCATTTGCTTTGAGGTTTGAAACTGTAGTCTTCATATCATTGAGCTGATCGTTCACTTCCTTGAATCGGAAGTAAGGGACGTTGGACTGTTTTACGTCTGGAGTCTCGACTGCCTGATCTTTAACCTCATCAGTTCCGAGTGGTTGCTGATTTACGACATTAGCATTGTCTTCTGTGTTTGCCATTTTTACCTCTTGATTGAGTTATTAAGTTCTTCCAAATTTCAACTTCAATTCTCTTTTTCTCTCGGCTCTTTTCCGAATGTTCCTACCACTTCCTGAAGGTACTAAGACACAATTACAATATGAGCCACATACAGAAAACCCACTTTTGGGAATCCCTACGAGCCTCCATTGTTCCATAGTTCTCGTCCTGTTGTTCCTTTCCTTACAATCTGGACAGACGTTTCCCCCTGCTGTCTGCCATTGAAATTCTGTAATCCCAGCCCTCTCAAATACGCCACGACTTGCTACTCCTCCTGCTTCCTCCACAGCATTAGTAACAATTCGCCCGATAGCATTTTGGAAAGCCCCAAAGTATCTCCCGCCATCTTCTAAATCTGACAATAGGAACGACCTAATTCCCGCATCGTCCATTCCTCGCAATCTCATCTGTTCTATTAGTTCATCAAGATCAAATAGTGTCCTTTGTGCTGTTCTTTCTACTGAATTATACAACGAAAGCTCTATTGCTGTCAACTCTTCTATTTCAGGCACGTTTCAATCTTCGATCTATTTCTTTAACGATAAACTTGAATCCTTTGTCAGCTATCTTGTCTGAGACTCCATACCATTCCCTCTTGTCAAGCCCCGAATGATTAACCTTGTCTGTAAATACCTTCCCGCTCAGTGTTGTGAAGACAAGCTTCTTGGCACTTTTAGGTCTAATTGTGTAGGGCTTTGTTCCTTCTTGATGATATGCACCAATCTTCATTCGTGATTTTGCTGGTTTAATTATTGCTTGTTGCGAGGCAGGGGTAGCTTTTTTGAACGGCGGGAACTTCTGCATTGTTCCTGTAGCCACTAAGATTTTTCTCGGGTCTTTATACCCTTTGGCACTTTTCTGTGCAATAGTATTAGGACGTAATTTCTTAAATGGCTTCCCGTGAATATCCATTCCAGAATCAAGTCTGTCCTTATGGTCTTTAACTATCATCCCAGCTATATCATTGATCTCCTCAGAGAGTTCAAGGTTTATCTTCCCCAGATCAAAGTTCTTCTTCATCCCAAAACTAAACTTCATTTAACATTTTCCTTGCAAAGCTTTGACCGCTTTTATATGAGGTCTTAACCTCTTCAAGATGCTGGGCTATAAATTCATTCCCAAGCAACCTCAACAGCCCAATAGGATTAACCATAAAAGCATTAAGATCAATAGCTTCCAATATCTTCTTTTTGTCATTCTCCACAGTAATCTTAGTCATCTCGACATCATCTAAGTAATCATCCACTAACGCCATTGGCTAATCCTCTTAGATTAAAGGCTGGTGCTTGTGGCTCTGGAGCTTCAGCTTCTTTCTCTGTGGCTCGTTGCTCCTGTATCTCACCAAGCATCTCATCTATCTGCTCCTCTGTAGCATCTGGATTATTGTGTCTCATATAATCCTTCTTGGTTTTGAAGCCGTGTCCAAATTCCCAATCCCACTGATCCCTCTCCTCTTTAGCAGAGAGGGGAAACCTCGGCTCGGTAAAATCAACAGAATAATCTTCCGCTATTGCTACACCATTAGATTCAAGTATTGCTCGTTCTATTGCAAACCTCTGATTCTCTACAGGTCGCCATATATGTTCAGCATCTCCCATAACACTTTCAGTAAGATCAACCTCAAGCATTTTCAAGGCTTCTCCACTTACTGCATCCCTGCCCTGTGACCACTTTGTTTTCAAATTGTTATTGTATGCTACACTATCTACAAGAAATCTCATCGCATCAACATATCTGCTCAAGTCCCCACCAGCAGATGCAAAGCTAAAGCTTGATCCATCTGGTAATAAGATCGGCTTATCGACACCCATTTGTAGCCTTGTCTCTTCATCAACGCCCACGATAACAGGCTGTCCCAACGCTTGTAATCTCATAGACAAAGCCATTTCTGTTAGCATCACATTGATTGTCCTATTCATTGAAACTATATCACTTGCCCCTTCTCTCCACCACTCCGTAGTCATCGGATGGCGGTGGGCATAAACAACTGGAACAACACCCAGCGGGTTAGTGTCGCCCTCATTGACTGAAATCTTACCCCCTCCCTGAGTTATTAAGTAATGCTCCTCATCAGACCAGAAAGCATAGGTCATCTCTGATACCTTTGTTGACTCCTGATTATACAATGGGTAGATAATACCTCTTGGCTCTGACTCCATTTCAAGAAAGAGCGGATAGAACTCCACCAGCATATCATATTTAATCTTATCGTCTTCCCCTTCATCCCAATAAATAAACATCCCACAAGTACCAAGCAGATAGGTCAGCCTTTCAAATTGGGTCATATAAGAATCAAGGCTATCCGCATACTCAAACAATCTCTCGTCCACCTGTCTCTCTGGAGGTTGTTTGTAAACAATCGCCCTGCCATTGATTAGCTTACCTGTGATGTTCTGTGTTAAATGCGGGACTTGCTTCAAGCTGTCGCTATTAAAGTAGTTTCTTATATCTGCTTCCATCTCTGAGCTTAAGCCCTCATAGTAGTTCAGCATCTTATATCTCTCAGCAATACGCTTAGACTCAATAAGATTAACCTGCTTCTTCAGGGCTTCGGTTACAGATGATAAGCTTAAATCTTCTACAATCATCTATTCCATTCCTTTGCCATTCGGTAACACTTAATCAAAAACATTACCAATGCTATGTTGAGGAGGAAACTAATGGAGAGTAGAGCTACCACGTTGTAGAGGTTGCCACTCTTCTGGTTACAGGGAATCTGTATTCAATGAGGTAGCTACAAGAATCGAGGGAGTGGGAAAGTTCCTCGACTTTTTTTTCTATACCCCCGTGCTTGTCACGTTGACAAAGTTCTAAGTCCTTAATCAAGATTTTGCAACTCGGGTCAACTGTCATCCCAATCTTACCATTCGCATCCTTCAATTTACGATTCAAGGCATTAAGCCTATCACGGTGAGATGGATGTGAACGCCGAGCCACGACCCTGAAGCCGTGATCTCTCAAAATCTGATGATCTGATTTAGAACTCGTTGTTGATCTTGCACTTCCTGCTGGATCAGGGTAACAAGGAATGTCTGGACAAGCCTTTTGCATATACTGCGATAGCTCATCCGTATTTGAGTTCGCTAATCGAATCTCGTGGTAATAATGTAACGTATTATCTGAAAATTCACAACACAAAACAGCAGTCATATAATCCACGTTGAAATCAACCCCCCAAAACTTCCTCCCTGATATGTCTTTGGCTTTCTTTAAGTGTATATCTCTATCGAAGTTATATGCCGCTCGATTCCCTGCGGTTTCAAATGTGGCTTCAAATTCTTGCCTGAATAACCTCCCATCCATTGAAGCCTTTGCCTTCTTCATCTCTTCGGCTGGGACAAAGCCACCTTCGACTGTTGTGTATTGCCAACTCTTCCAATCTGGATCGCTCCCCAACCCCTGTAAATACAGATCGTAAAAATGGTTGTGACCATCAGGAGTTCCTATAAACATCGCTTGACCTCCTGTATCCGTCAACATAGGATATACAATCTCCTGCCAGACGTGGGGCTTCATAAAAGCATATTCATCCATCACTACTCTTAACAAGCCGACACCACGAAGAGAGTCTTCATTGTCAGCACCCTTTAGAGCTATCTCAGCCCCGCCTATATTAACAGACAATTCTGATTCGTTTATCTTCCCCCCGAAGTCTCTGAACAACTCCCTCAGTATAGGAAACGCTACAAGCTTGGCTTGGCGATAGGTAGGCATTATAACCCACCGCCGTTCTCCCGAATATATCTTACCAGCTAATAGCCATAATAAGGCGAGATGGGTCTTACCCCACCTTCTACCACACGCTAAAACCTTAAAACGGCTAGGATGCCCTAATATGGCTTCTCTGACACCGTTGACTACCCACTTCAATCTTTCTTAGGCATCTTAAACACTTCAATCGGCTCTGAAGTCTCGATCTGTAAATGCTCAGAGATTTTCCCTTCTGTACGTTCTGCTATGAACTGAACAGCCCAAGCCTTTCCTGCTATAGCATATTCATAAACAAATTCCATTACAGCCTCCAGATTGTTTTTGTCTGGCATCTCCGCTCTTTCAGCCAGTTTGCTTCCTTCACCTATCTTTTTCAGTATATCAGGAATTGAAGGAAGATTCTTTGGACGACCCTCTGGGTTGCCAGACTCGCCTTTCTTAAACTGTTTGCCTACTGTATTCCCTTTTTCAAATGCCATCGTGATCGTGTCTGTTCGTGTCTGTTATATCAGACATAAACTCTCTTTTCCCATATACAAATCTAATGTTAATTAACCCAAAAAAGAAGGGGGAGAAGACTGATTGTCCACTCCCCCCTTTTAGCTGAGTTCTAAAGACTTACTAGCTAAGCCTTGCTCGATTCTTCAGGACTACAACATCACCAACGATCACATCTTCCCATTCATCTGTGTTGTCAGTTCCTAACCAGTAAGCTGTAGCTGTCATATTCACCGACTTCCCTTTTAGCTTACCTTCTTCGTCCATCACTATATCAGCTTTGCCATCGTGTGACTCAACTACCTGTATATAGCCGCCAACCAAGCCTTGCAACTCTTCTAATGAAGGCTCAGTATCATCATAGATCATCATTACATCATATTCAGTTAAAGACTGATAGGTTAGAATCTGCTTATTATATGTCATCATCAACTCCTTTTTTTTGTTTATCCAAGACAGGGCTTTCGCCCTGTTTCGTCCATTAGGACTCTTCAGTTGGATTGTTCTATTTGTTTCTTTTGATCCTCCTCCTCTTTGATGACGTGACTACCAAAAGCACTTCTGATTGAGTCCATTGACCACGTTTTACCTACCTTGTGGTAGTGTTTCATCGTGTGGAAGTACCAAGCCTTTTTCTTCCCAGCGAACTTGAAACCAGACTCTTTTAGATATTGACGATGTGGGTAAGTGTCACCTGTAACCCAAAGCCATACACCACATATCTCAACAGTCACACCATCAAGATTAACAACAAGCTTGATCTTTTGGACGATTGCATCTTCTCTTGTGAAATCGTATTTGTAAGTCCTCTCATTGAAGACCTGTTTATCAAGCATCTGTAAGGTTTCGTGATAAGCACTATTGATCTCTTGCATTGTCTCAGTATCACCACCACGATCAGGATGAAATTCAAAAGCCAACTTTCTGTAATGCTTCTTAATCTCATCTGGAGTTGTCAAACCGTGAAACCACTGACCTACCGCTTCGTGTCCGTACATTGATCTACTCATTATT